TCAAGATATCCATTGCCATAACGTACAGCATAAATGGTTGTAGCGTTTGCAACGGAAACAGTTGATCCAGCCGAGTCTTGCCAAGAAACAGTTACGTTCGTTGGAATGACAGGAGTTAGACCATCTGACTTACGTCCCACAACGCGTACCTTTGCGTTCTTGAATTGTTCTACAGGACGGTCAAAGTTATCTTGAGTTGTATCAAAACCAGAACCAAGTCCCATGACGCGAATAGCCATTTCAAAATGGCGCTTCGTTTGCTCGTTCATATAAAGAACAATTCCATCGCCATCTGGAGCAGACATGTTGTCAAAAAGGTTTTGGATATCGTGCATCAAACGGTTTGCAGCACCAGATCCAGCAGTTGCAGATGAAGCTGCAAGCAAGTTGCCAAATTCAATGTTTGCGCTGGATGCAATGTTCATGTCAGATGCAATATCAAACTGCTGCCAGTTGTCAAGGCGATACTTAAGTCCGGGGAAACAGTCAGGAGTATTACCAGCAACTAAACTCGTAGGGTCGTTGTTTACGAATTTGTCATTGAAGTCATACGCAAAACCTTCCATGAACATCTTGACCTGAGCATCTACTGGATCAACAATTGCGTCTGGCTGATCAAGAAGAACGTGGTCAACAGTAATCATGTTGCGCATTAAGAACATCTGTTCTTCATACGACTTTGGCTTACCCTTTACAGCTTGTGGCTGTGAGTTAATTCCAGTCCACGTAGGAGTCGGAATACCAGAGTTCGTGTAGCGCAGACCAATCTGGCGTAACGATGGGGATGTGTAGAATGGGATGTCTTTGACTGCATTCCACGTTTGATGAAGAGATTTGGTGATCTCCTTGACCATAGGATCGTTCGATAAAATCGCCTGATCTGCAAGGGTCAAAGCACCGTTAAAGTCAATAGCCATTTAAGGCCTCCTTTATCGAATACCAAGCATTCTTGAGAATATGCCACTTGAACTCTGGCGAACAGGTTCAGTTTGGCGGACTACGGGTTGAGCTGAATCAGCTGTACTAATTGGAGTAGGAGCACGTCGTTGCTTAGCAACCATTTCTGCCAACTCAGGCACCATGCTTTCAATTAGGCCTTCAACTTGATTATGGACGTGTTGAGCAGCTTCACGTGGAGACATACCTGCATTCATTAGGTTGTCTACCATTTGAGTGGCTCTACGAGCATATGGAAATTCTGTGAATGCAGCATTTCGCTGCTGTTGCATCAAAACGCCATTGACTTGCTGATTTAGTTTTTCGTATCTGTATTTCGTGATTTCAGCTTCAGCTTGTGCTTCTGCTAATTGTGGATCAAGATACTGATCATTTTGAGCAGCTAACCATTTATCGCGAATTTGCTGTTCATACTGTTGTTCTTGCTGAGCCTCTAGTGCTTTCCGTACATCATCAGCTGAGCTAAAACCATTTTCCTCAAACTGCCTGATTACATCTGCCCATTGGTCATACTTAGACTGAACTTCGCGTCCAACTTTGGCTTGCTCGTTAACTTCCCTGAATCTTTCATAAGGAACAGCTTCAGGCTCAGTTCTACCTAGATTATCCATAAGTCGCTGACGAACTTCTTCTTCAGCGCTATATAGATCTAAAGCAGCATTCCACTCTTCGTCATAATTGTCGTCACCATCGGCTTCTGCATACGCTTGACCTTCAGAATCGTTTAACGCCCATTCCTGATTATCGCCAGTGGCGGCCTGACGTACATGATCAATTAGTGCAGAACCAACGCTTGTTTCGCCCGTCGCCGCTGCTGGTGAGTCAGCGGTTCGCATCACCATCTCTTCGGACATTTACAATATACCCTCATTTTCTTGCATTGTGCCAACGTCTTCCATAGGCATGGCTTGCTCCATTGGCATTCCGCCTCCTTGTTGTCGTTGCATAATTGCTTGACGTGCCTCGTCTGGATTGAACATATCCCTTTCAGGTAGTTCTTCTTCCATTTCTGGCATTGGAGGCCTTAGCTGTGGTTCACCCATACCCATCATCCTACCCGTGCTTCCTAAGCCAGATTCCATGTCATCTGGCTCATCTTGCGACTCAAGACCAGCCTTAGCTGTCAACAGAGTAATATCTGCCTCTAGCTTTGCCTGAATCTCTGCACGTTTCTTCGCAATTTCTATTTCAGCCTTTGCTTGCTCAGCTTCTATATCAAATGATGGCTGCTGTTGTTGCTGAGACTGAGCTTGCATTTCCATTTGCGCTTGCATCATTTCTTGTTGTTGCATTTGGGCTTGCTTAATCTTGTTCTGTTGTTCTTCTAAATGATTGAGGATCTTAGATGCCTCTGGCATATTTACTAACTCAATGAACAACTTATTTGTATCTGGATCAGCTGGATCTCCGAATACTCCCATCTGGCGGAGCGTTGCATATTTCTGCAACCTAGCTTCTGGGCCATCATCCATAGCAGATCCCGGAACATATACAATCCTAAACTGGCCACCGTTACGAATAGCGTCAAAGCGCATAACACCTTGTTTGAGTTGGTCGCTTGGGGCGTTTTCTTCCTGCATATTTCCTACAAATGGAACAATAGCAAACTGCTGTACGAGTGATACTTCCCACTCTTTAATTTTATAGTTGCTAATTTCTATGTCAGCACGAACAAACGAATGTTGTGTGTTATCAGCTTTTTGCAACAACCGTACTGCTTCAGCTGGTGTACCAGCTTGAGCCATACCTTGGCTAACATCATGTAACCCAGCTACATCTGCCATATCCTTTTCAATAAATTGAAGTATTGGAAAGATGTCACTGCCGACACCCGGAGACCTTACAATCTGTGGCGGTTGTGATCCACGATCATAGTAAATTTTTCGGTATACGCGGTTTGCATCATCAATGGTGTCACTCTTATTGTCGAACGCATCTGCACCAATTTTACTAAGTCGCTCGACCATGATGTAGTCTTTTTGTCCCTCAAATTGCTCAAGGAGTTTAGACCACAGCCTGTTGTACATTAACTGTAGCTGCGTAAGATCAAAGCCAAGACTGTATCCGTATGGAGTACCTGCTCGTGGTTGCCATCGCAAGGGAATAAATGGGAATGAGTCACGCTTCTCATAAGGCCAGATACCAGCATAAAGAAGTTGCGAGTTCGTAGATACTATGTAACGACCTTTAGGATAAAGAGCACTAGGCTTTTCCCAATATTCGTACACAGTTGCAGCATGTTTTCTTGCATCGTAACTTGTCTGTCTTGCTGGTGTTGGATTTGTGTATCCGAATCCGCTTCCTGCTGCGCCATCAAGATAATTGTCCACATAACTAGCATTGTGTCCGGTGAGTGCATCTGCTTTTACCCGCTTTCCGATTTCACCGTATGAGTCAACAAACCAGCTCAACGGTTTAACCATTGCATGAATAAGCCAGCGCACATCATCGTCTTGCTTAGCTGTAGGATCAAGATAAACATCAAATGCTGGTAGGATTTGCTCAACAACATCTCCAGCATCGAATTGTTTATGGCCAACTACTTCCTGACCAGAAACATCGTAAAGTGGAACAACTTGACTTTTATTACTGTCCCAAAATATCTTTAAATAGCTAGTGCCACATACGCATGCCCAGCGAACACGTTCTTTTAGTTGTGTTTCTCGTCCAAACTTCTTCGCGTAATGCTTAATGATAAAGTTGGCCTCATCCGCTGCTGCGCGATCTCGATCATTTTCAGATAGTGGCACAGCACTAGCGTCTGGGCTTCCTTGCGTAAGCTTGCCAACAACTCCATCAATAAGCGGACGCATTTTGTTTACAACAACATAACGTGTTGGCTCTTTGTGGTTTTGTAACCTCACAAGATTACGAGCGTTACTGTTAATTCTAAACCATTGTCGGCCTTCAAAAAAGGCTACTGAAAGTGCCCATTCAGTTTCCATTTCTTGTCTAGCACGTTGTGCAGTTTCAAATTGACCTTTAACAAAGTCACATACTTTCATTGCTTCCGCAGGTGTTTCTGCAGGTAATACTTCCCAGTCTTTTTCTTCTTGATCTAAATTTAAGTTTTCTGATTCATTTAACTTTGGATTATTCAGTTTTTGTGCGCCTATTGTTCCTTGATGCTCAGGAACTTTAAACGCTGTCATCTCAGCTTTTTGAACACCGCCACGTAACATGTTGGCTAACTTACTAGGATCAATAAGCGATTTTCTCATAACCAGTCACCTGTCTTCTTAATTTCGTTTACTATCTTCTCTACTCGTTGATCCTTCAGTTCTTTCAAAACTTCATACATCCAGACCAATGTAAGAATTCCAAATAAAGCCTCAGCCACATCTCGAACTTGCATTAAATCCAATCCTTTGATTGACGTTCATTCATCCAATTCGGCATGTTTTCTCTATTGCGAATTCTTTCAGATCTAATCTCAGGACATTCTACTGGATATTTTCTCCACATAGCCCCATACCTCATACTGTCAATTGCGTGGTCGTTTTTAGTGCCGTTGTCAATTTCATCTGGATCTCTAGGAGAAGCCATTGTTTTTTCCAACTGCTTGATGATGTTTGGGCATTTTCCACGAACTATCTGAAGTTTAGGTCTGCGTTTACCGGCAACAAATTCAGATGCATCTAGCATCTCTTTCATTTGTGCCCATCCTGCTTTTCGATCCTTGACTGCGCGAACACAAGGCAATCCCATATTCCACCAAACTTCAACAGGGTATTCACCAATACGTTCTTCTATCTTTGCTGGTGGAAAAGTATTAGCCCAGTCAAATGCAATTGCTTCAAGTTTAGTAGCCCATTGATTACGCTCTTTAGAAACACACGTAGCTAATTCAAACTGCTCAAGCATTTTTGCTACTTCATTAGCCTGACTAGAACTAACATGACCAGCCTCATACCATTCAGACAGGAGATATACATTTTCTCTCTCATCAGATGCAAATAACAATGTACATGCTGGTGCGCCAGTACCGTAGTCGTGACTTGCCCAGAATCTCCACCAAGGTTGTATTTCGACATGGTCAACGACATGCCATGGATTTCCCTCGCTGTCAAATTCCTTAAACTGTGGGAAGAACCTACCACCAACACCAACCTCATGTTGGCATTCACGCAAAAATGAGGTTAATCCAAATGTGTCAATCTCATCTTGGCAGACCTCTATACTTTTGTGTTTCCATGCAGCAGTGCCACCAGTAATCTTATAACCGACACGACCGTTATCACGCTCACATGGTTCGTATTTCAAATCCCATATAGCTGGTACCTTTGGAGATTGAATACGATTTTGCAACATGTCAATTTCGCCAGACAGAGTACGTGTCATTACACTGTTGCTATGAATAGCGTTCTGGACAAATATAACTGCGCAATCAATACTTCTTGCTGGAAGGATTGTTGCAGTCATCGTTTTAATCTTTTTCTCAACTCTATCAACAGAGTCATCAAGCTCATCAATGTCGTCAAAAATAATGATGTCAGGACGTAAATGATCAAGCTTGACACCGCGAGCGCCGGTATCCAAACCAAACGCAAGAACGTTGAATCCGTTTGCCGTACGGAGTTTACTTGCACTCCATCCTTTTGAAAATCCATATTGGTTTACTGCTCGTTCAATCCCGCACTTTTCCATGGCACTTGCAATATCATTAACGTGCCTATTTGCAGCATCTTGTGTATGACATACATACAGAGCAAACCGGCGTGTAGCTTTAACTGCTAATCTAGAGATAATAAGTTCAACAGTTGTTGATTTACCTCCACCGCGAAACCAACATTCAATTAACGCTGGAGCTGACGCGCCGGGTTTAAGTTTTTCAGCCCAATCCCATGCACGTATATGATGTTCTGCTAAATCTGCGTTAGCTGCATGCCTAGCATAAGACCGCAGCCACTGTTTATAATCTAACTCTGCGCCATTAATAGGTATTGCTTTACCACTATCAAAATCGCCTAATTGCAAAGTTGTGTCAAGTTCATCTTCAAGGGCTTGAAGCAAACTTACTGATAATGATTTACCTGACTGTATAAATGGCTTTAATTTGCGAGGTGTTAGCGATTTGCCAATACTAGACTTCATCTACAACCTCCACATCAATAACGTCTTCTTCTTGATATTGCCTTAGTAGTTTTCCAATACCAGATTTAATTGCGTTCATTTCTTCTGCGTCTTTTACGCTTTTCTTAATGACATCTAATACCTGCATAATTAAACTGTACGCTTGATCAACTTCGAGGATATAAGATTTACTCTGTAGCATTTTTTGTTCCGTTTCGACAATAAATGCTCTCTGCTTAATTAAATCTATTAAGCTGTCTGAGGCCTTAGTTGCATCAGCGCCTTCACTAACACTAGTGTCTAATGCTTCAATTAGCTTGCCGACTTCTTCAAAGTTACTGTTGCGCCATTCTGTTTTCAGTGCTTTGACTAGACCCTTAATTTCAATGTAGTGGTCTGTTGTAATACCTTCACTAATTGCTTCAGCGCGTATATCAAGTAATGCGGTTATATATGCAGCATCATCTTTGAGTGACCACAAATCAGGATCATCTCGTAGTTCGCGTATTCTTGTCAATAGCTTTGGTGCAACAGATGAAAATCTCTCTCGGTTCATCCCATGCAATCCAGTTTTAAATGTAGGTGAATTTATATTACGTGTTGCTTTTGATACATGAAATCCACATAAGGTATGTCCTTCCATCGCATTTCTTTTACACTGATGCTTTTCTCCATGCCGGGTAAAAGTTGCAATGCATCTTTGATTTACTTTCTGTAATTCACTCATACTTTAGAATACTGTAAGTAATCACTTTTTAATAGGTTGTTTTTTCGGTGGAATTTTATTTTGTTGAGGTTTTCCAGTAAATAAGTCGGCTAATGCATGTATAGCTGGTGTTGCAAATTTAACCGGCGTATTTATTGCATCTCCAAATTTAGAAATTCCAGTCAATCCTTTTTCATACATAGGATTTTCTACGATTTGTTTTGCAATGGGTTGTAATAATGGGCCATACATTTTTAACCACATTGCTCGATTTACTGCATCAGGATTGTTATTTACTATTGAATTATCATCTTCAATTTGTTTTCTTAACTCGTAGTCACCAAACATATTGTATGCACTATCAATACCAAGATTAATATATGGAGCAGCACCACCAGTAAATTGCGCAGTTAAATAATCCTGCAGTGCATTTCCACCTATTTGCGACAAACCATATGTAACTGCTTTTTCTCTTTCTGATGGATCATCTGATGCTAATCCGCGCAATGTTGCATCAATGCCACCAACATATGGCATTACCCCCATTAGATTTGCTGCTAATGGGAGTGTCTTTCTTACCGTTTTACCTAAAGGTGTTTTACTTTTTTGCTGCATTTCCATCTCTCACTTGTTGGGATAGATTACTTCTAACTCGATCACCAAATACACCTGCTGCTGCCGGAATTAACATCATTCCGGGCTTTTTAAATCTTGATAATAAACCCTTACCCTTTGCCTTTTGAGCTTGATCGCCAAGTACAACACCCTTAGTTCTTTTTGGTGCTGGAATTGCTGGTGATACACCGGCAATCATAGATGACGGACTAACCTTTGCAAGATCAAATTTAGTGCCGGGTTCAAACCGCAAGAACGCAAGAGCTGTATCTAAATCAGCTCTGTTTCCATCAAATCTAGGACTACGTGTTAATTGATCTATGGTTCTACCAGACGCTAATTCCTCAGCAACAAATTTAATGTCACTTGCTTCTTTTGTAGTAACCTTATCTGCTTTTCGAGTACTAGCGTTCCACCGATCAATGTCAGAATTGACTTTAGTAATCCATTCTTCTGGCTTAAGTTCTCCCATAAACTGTTGCGGTACATAATTTGTTCCAGTTGTTTGACCAGTATTGACTTGATATCCTTTGCCAGTTGGTCCCTTTTTACCAATTGTTTCTCCCTTTGGAGGCTCCTCACCTCTCTCTTCGGCGCGTTCCACATTTTTAATTGCAAGATCTGCAGTTGGGTTTTGCCTACCACGGTTCTTTGCTGGAGGTTTAGGAATACTCTTTTCAAGTGCTACAGACACAGCTCGTTGCAGTGAAAGAGTTTTTCGTATTGCTTCTTCTTGTGATGGCGAGTTAGCAATAATAGATAACATACCTCTTTGTCGATTTGGATCTTTTAAAAAGTCGCTTAGAGCTTCTGCTTCCAATGCCGCTTTAACTTCACCAGAAACATCACGTTTTTGAATTGCGTCATATTTCTTTTTAAAGTCTGGATTCCAAAATAGGAAATCTTTGCTACCGGGGCCTAAACGCTCGGCCATAACACTAATTGCTTGATGCGCTAAATCAAATAATGCAGGTTGCTCTATTACTTGGGAACGAGCAACACCAGATGCACCGGATAATTGTTTAGGCAATACTTTACCTTGACGTAATCCCGTTACAATGCCATCAATGCCAGCTACTAATCCACCAGTAATTCCTTTTGTAGATATACCCTCACCAATTAACCTTTTAGATTGTTGAGGTATTGACCGCAATATGCCGACTAATTCTTTGTAGTCAACATCTGGGTCACCTTTGCCATATTCAATAGCATTTGCAGCCTGACGTACGCCCATGCCTTGAATAGCTCTTCTTACAGATGTACCAGCCAATTCATCAGTAAGTTCTTGGCGTTCATATGCCACAGCCAAACGTGCTGCGTCTTTTACAAACTTATCCCATGCTTGTGGATCTTGATTAATTTTCTCCATCAATCCTTCAGGAGAATAAATTTCATAATTGATTGGTCCTGATGGCAAACGTTTTTCTGGAGGTGCAGCTCCGGGACGAGCTGGACTATCTTTACCAATAGTTCCATCAGCATTAATCATATATGGCGACACGCCAAATTTTCGATATCCCCGTATGAAACTTAGTACGGTTTCTGGAACATCGACGTTCATTTCAGTTAATTTTGCTTCTTTAATTAATGCGCCTTGCACATCAAGCAGAGCACGTCTTTGTTTTAAACGTTCTGGTAAATTAGCGTCTCTTACATCTGTGGCACTTGTAGTTACGTTGCCACCACGCATCTCCCTAAACGTAGTAAGCAACTGCGAATCCTTTGGAGCTAACCTCATAAGGTCTGTCCAGAATTTAGGAGAACCAGCAGCTTGATTTGATGCAATTGTTAATAATTGCTGCCTAAAGTCATATGGAGATTTTTTATTTGCTGCAGCAATAGCTGGATCGGCAGCAGCTAATGGCTTAAATATCTTACTAACGTAGTCCTGAACAGCAGGTGTTTTTAACTGGTTAATGGCATCATCAAGTAAGAACTCACCTTCCATTCCCTTTGATTTAATTTGGATGTCGCCATCTTCTGTAAAGGAAACCTTAGAACGTGTAAGACGTGCAAGGTTTCTTACAAGGTTTTCTTGCAAGATACCTTCTCGGTCATAAGTTCTCTCAATTGGCTTTCCGTCAGGACCAACGGCACTTGGTCTATATGGATTACGCGCTATAGTTTTAGCAACGTTTAATGGAAGCATCAGCTTTAGCTGATCAGGCGTTGCATATGGAGAAATCTTACGAGCAAACACACCCCAGTCAGGTGGGTTTTGTAATAATGCTGCAGTTGCTTGTTTTACACGAGCTTCAAAAGCACGAGCTGCAGGAGAGTTAGGATCTTGTCCTGTACCACTACCAAACCAATCAAGTTTAGTAATTTGTTCGACTGCATTAGCAACATCAAGTCGCTGAGCTGCAGATACGGCTGGGCCAGAAACAGATTTTCCGGTAACAGGGTCAACCAAAGCACCGGCTTTACCTACTTGCGTTCCTGTTTTCATTGCTTCCATTAACTGGACAGCACTCTTGTTTCCAGACCCAAATGTTTGAGACAACAAACCCTTTTCTGCTAAATCTCCTACGTTGTCTTCTAACGCAGACATAAATGGCGATTTTGCTTTAAACAGTGCCTCAACTAACCCAAGTACAGCCTGTTGTTTACCACCGACGGCAGTACCAGCGTATTTTTTATCAAAATCATCACCGATGCGTTTGAGTACAATAGCTCGCGCTGCACCTATAACTTCTTCTTTAAATTTACGTGTTACATCTTGTACGGTAACACGACCTTCTTCAGCCCAGTCTTCTAAATCTTTGTTTGCAACCTTTAAATTTTGATATTCTTCATACGTATTTCCGTTTTGCAACCAACCAATTAAACCCTTACGCATAAGGTTGGCTAATGTGTCCTGCCCAATAAGTTTAGATGTCAGACGTTTTCCAGCACCAAATTCACCAGCTTGACGCAAGGTGCTGTCAAATAATTCCTGCGCCTTAGTCATGTATTCTTCTTGAATATTTTTAGGCACACCATTTGCAGGATCTGACAATAGGCCATTTAAGGTTACTAAGTTGCCAAATCCATCAGCAATAGCTGTACGAGTAGCTCCACTTGCACTGCTATAAACTTGTGCCACTCCTTCAATATAGCGAGCTGCATCTGCTGACACTTGAGTATTTTTTGTTCCACCACCAAGATCGGCAGCTGTCCTTGTAATGACATTCATTCGGTCAATAGATGGCTTGTTTAAATATGTTCGTAAAAATGATCCTGCTGATTGATTTCCAATAGATCTAGAAATAATTCCTAATATTGCAGAATTACCCTGTGGCATACGTGAAAAATCCATTGTCGTTTCCATGGATTTTGCACCACCAACATTACCGGAATCTACAACATCAACTTTTCCTCTTGTGTCACCACTAGCTTTTGCATTTATTACTTGTTCTAGTAATTTGTCGTATGCAGCAGAAGCTTGACCTACTGCTTCACGTGTTCCGGCAATCTTAGTTTTAATATCAGAAATGACTACGTCTACAGGACGACCAGTACGTTCTGCAATACTAGTAATCTCTGGTGTAGCACGTTCAATGAATGCATCGATATCCATTGAACCTGAGAATGATGATGTGCCACTAACAGCAGTACGTTTATTTCCATCTGCTTTACCACCAGTCCTTACTTTTTGTACTGGCGTATATACATTAGGCGATACTGTTTCTCCTGTTGCGTATAAACCACGGGTAACTAAATCTTCAGTATCAACTTGCCCTATTTGTTGTTGGCCCTTACGTTCTTCAATATCACTTAATTGCGCAGCACGTGGTCCCGGCATAGTTGGCGTTGACGCTTTTAAGAATTCAAATGGATCTACAGATGTTGTAGCAAACTTTGCAATGCCAAGTCTTTGAAATATAGGCATTGCAATCTTATTAACTTCTTCTTTAGGTGCTCCAGACGCAATTAAACGACGCAGTTCTTTTTCGTCATCAGGATTTTTTGCAAGTACACTATCAATTCGCGCTTTAACTAGTCGTGGAACACCACCGGGAGATACATTAAGATCACCCTTTATTTCTGTATTTACTGGTAGAGCAGGAGGTATAGGTCGTGCTGCAGCGGCTGGTGCAGGGGCACCTTGCCCTACCATAGCCTTGTCTACTTTTTCCTTATCAGTTTCTGCTGGATTGCCTAATAATAAAGAACGAAAAGATGCCATGACTTACTCCACTGTTACTTTACTCGTAAAAGCCTTGGGTTAGCTTTTTTTGCTTTGGCCGATGCTTTACGTGTAGCAGAAGCCAATATGGCACCAGCAGCTTTGCTACTGATGCCTTGTTTCTTTGCAATACTACTTTGCACTGCTTTAAATCCGGGATGGGCTTTGCTTGGCATTACTTTTTCTTAATGCCCAGCATTTTACTCATAGACGCTGGCTTAGAATTCATCATTGACTTACGACCAGACATAAGTTCACGCGGAACACGATCTCCAGTTTTCAATCCAATTGCACTTGCGCCAGTTGTCGGCTCAGCCGAGGATGGCTTTGAAGGTGTCTTATACTGGGGTTTAGCTTTTGGCACCGCATAACCCATTTCGGCATATGGAACTTTGTCACCAGTCTTTAAACCAATGGCCGATGCTCCAGTTGTTGGATCAGAAAGTTTACCGCTCTTACCTTTTTGCATAACACACCTCCGCTAACAATTCCAAGCACGTAACGATTTATTTATTCTACTATTTGGATCATTAGCTGTTTTAGCAGATGTTCTAGATTTTTTCATACCTTCCATTCTTGCACAGAATGATTTTCGTCTAGATGCATCTTTTGCTGTTTTAGGGTTTGGGGCAGGAGGTTTTAAATTAGATCCTGTTGTGCGATTAAAATGCGCACGTCCTGCAGCATTTAAACCACCTTTAGGATTTTGATACTTCTTAATAACTCCCATAGTAGACACCATTACCTTACTTAGTGTAATAGCATCATACTATAGATAGATACACCGTACATTACTTACAGTACAATGTAATATGCATAAACTGACACCAAGAGAAAAAGAGGTCATTATTGCAATCGGCAATAAGATGACCTCTAAGCAAATAGCTAATAAGCTATCGTTAAGTCCGCGAACCATACATGCTTACTTAGAAAACATCTATTGGAAGCTAGGTGTTAGCGGACCTAAAGCACGATTAGATGCGTATAACGTTGCGCTGCAAAATAATCTTTTAGATTAATCAGCAAACGGATCATCAATATCATCTGTCGCAATAACTCCAGCAGGACGTGGGTTTGGTGGAGCTGTTTGTCCGTCTTGCTCTTTACGTGAGTCAAGCAATGTCCACTGGTCAATCAATACCTTTAATCCTTGACGCTTAACGCCGTCTTTATCCGTATAGTTATCAATCTGGATCTTTCCAGTTATTGCAATAAGGCGACCCTTTTGTGCGTATGTACTTAATGCATCAGCAGTCTGTCCAAATGCTGTACAGCTAAAAAAGTCGGTTTCTTTCTCTCGTCCTTTGCGATCTACAGCAATGCGGATATTGCACAGACCTTTACCGTTACTAGATTGTTTATGCTCAGGATCTGCAACAAGACGACCAATTAATGTAACATGATTCAACATATTGTTTTCTCCATACGTATTATACCGTAGGTAATGCGTTATGGATATGCAGTTGTATACTTGCGGTGGAGGTGCGTTATGTTACGTCAAATGATTCAAGGGATGATGAAGGGCAAGTCTAAGATGAAGCAGGGGATGTCTAAGGGCATGAAGAAGGGCAAGTCCGTTCCGCCAAAGACGAAAAAGGCTTGCCCATATTGTAAGTCAGAACCCTGCAAGTGCTAATGACTTGCGTCAATTTCCAACGGAGTTAGTTCACTAGTTAGAAGCCCAGAAGCAAACTCTTGTAATTTCTGGGCTTTATACCTATCCTTAAATAATGCTGCGCCTAAAAACCAGATAGCTTTTAAGATGTCATTATTATAAGTGTTGCCCGGTTTATCACCTGCTCGCTCAATATACTTAATGCAAGAAAACTCTTCAGGTGTTAAATCCCATTCCCACGCAACTTCAATTGCTTGAATACGATGTTTACCGTAGTGCCTATTATCAATCACTAATAATCACCAGTACTTCCAAATCCACCACTGCCCCTAGATGAAGAGGTTACATCTGCGTCAAACAATACCCCTGTACGTACATCAATAGGTTCTACTATGGCTACAGGAGCAATTACTAGTTGAGCAATTGCCATACCATTCAGCACAATAAACTCTTCCTGTGAAGCATTTTGCAATAACACTTTGATGTTTCCGGTGTAGTCTCTATCAATTGTGCCGGGTGAGTTTAATACAAAGATGCCGTACTTATATGCCATTCCTGAGCGCGATCTGACTTGTGCTTCATATCCTTTAGGAATATTTACAGACCACCCTGTATCAATAAGCGCCCGTGTACCGGGCTTTATTACAACACGTTTATCAATGTAAGCTTTTAGATCTAATCCACTCGATAAATCTGTTTTACGTATTGGTAAAACACCTTCATCTTTTTTGCCGTTCCAAATAAACTCAACTTGCAACATTTTTGGTGGTTACTTCCTCAATTTTCTCTACTAATTCACCAATTACATGACTTTGGAAATCAATAAACCACTTGTTTGGAATCTTAACACCTGATCGCATTGCATTCGTAAGGTATGTAACTGCCCCAATGTTCTCACATTGCGTTGAACTACCGTCCTTATTTGTAATAATGTAGCCTTTTGATGGCGTTAACTCAACGGAAACATCGCTATCGCGGCCAATTCGCAACATATACATGACTATTCTCCTTGTTCTGTCTTCAAATAATATTTTTCAAACGCAGTTGTAGTGCATGGTAACACTTCTTTCAGTACATTCCAGCAATCAATTGCAATTAAGCGATGTTCTTGCTGCGTATGGCTATCCATTCGCACTCGACAATAATGTAGCCAATCACGCACGGTACCTTTCATATATAGGCGTGTACCAACGCACAATGGCAAAATCATCCTAGCTGACTCAAGTGCTACACCAGACTTGACAAGATCATCGTATGCGCGAATGGAATAAAGCACTGGCGCCAGAGCTTTATTATCCATTTCAAATTGCGTTTCCTGATCATCAAACATCACGCTACCTTGCCTATTTGTGGCCCCTTTACGGCGCATTACAGGCAGATCTAATTCAATCTTAGAAGGATTAGCGTATCGTTGGCTAAACTCTTGGAAATGGAAGCTCCTATGGCGCAATATCTGTGCTGAAACAGCTCTTGATGTGTAGATTTCCATAACTACATCAACCATCTCAAATACAGACCAGTGGCCTTCTTTCATACAGTAGTTAAGTAAACGCACGTACTCAGGATTGTCTTGGTTTTCTGATGAGACACGTGCAAGGTGAATCATAAACTCTTCTGCGTCAGGTTGAATGTACTTAAGTGTTGCTGCCATTTTTTCTCCTATGCTCCAGACGGGACTCGAACCCGTACACCTTGCGGTAACAGATTTTAAGTCTGTCGTGTCTACCATTTCACCACCGGAGCCTGACTGCATTATACCGTAGGTATATGTGGTAACATAGATGCACAACGCGATGAAAACTTAAAAGTCCGCCCATCATGCCTTGAGATATTTTGAGTCGAGCGAAGTAAAAGCCCCTTCACAGAGGGGCTTTTTTATTTGACTGTGTGGTCACTATTCCGCTTGAATGATCTATTAGCAGAAGGGCTTTTAAGTATTAGGTTACGCATTGAGTTAGTTCCACCTTTAGATAGTGGCTTTTTATGGTCAATATCTTTTCCTGTGCGGTCAATGCCTTTAGCATCCATGGCTCGTCGAGCTTTTTGTCGTTCCATACGTAGTGGATGTTCGCCACGAGCTTTCTGTTGCTCGTATTCCTTTTTATATGGCCTAGCCTTGTTAACGTATGGCATTATCTGTACCTTGATGTTTTCTTTGCAATAGATTTTGGCTGTGCTACGAACTGTTTACCAGCCTTATTACCTGCTGCTTTAGCTCGATTTGTAGCTGCTTTTTCACCAGCAGAGAGTGAACCCCATGCCTTATCTGGTAGATAGCGTTTTGTTCCTTTACTAGGTGTGCCATCGCTTGTACGCCACTTCTGATCTGTCCACTTAGCAAGGCTATTATCGCTTGATTTAGGGCCTTTATACCCACCGCCTGACTTCTTGTACTCTTGTGTTGCTAATTGCGCCTTACGGGCCGACCATTCGCCCGGATCTCCGCCTTTAGTGCCAGCTTTGACCTTGGATACAATCGCTTTCCACTTACTTGGGTTTGTCTTCTCTGCTGTCGCCATCTTCTTTTACTCCATGTCGTACTATCTCGACACCTTCTATTTGCGATAAGCGCCACATTGTGTAGAAGTGACGTATTGATTTGTTATCAATATCAGCTCTAGTTACATCGTTTTCGTCACACCAGTCACGAAATGATATGTAATCTCTGTAATCACAAGCTTTATTCCATAGGAACATTACTAGAGAGGCAGCAATTACTCCTACGAGGACTGATTCAACTTGCATCAGTAACAATTCCTACCGCCTTAATTGCTTTGCGTTTAGTACCGCCAAAGTATTCGTATGTGCCTAGTGATTTTGCAATCTCTACATTAAGCGTGGTGGGTGATTTATCTGTTTTTACGTGTACAAGTCGTCGTCCGTATTTATCTGCTTTTTGTAATACTTCAATGCTAAATCGTTCTGATGTATTTTGTCGTGACGTAAACCATTCCTTTGCTGTTTCCGCAGCTGCCTTACCCTCGGCAGTGTTCTTTTCTGGTGTATCCACGCCAAAGAGACGACAGTGCTGATCCACAAGCCAAATACCAAAGCCGAGATCAATATCACAAACAAAGGTATCGCCATCAATCAACCTCTTATACCTAATTCCGTATTCGTACATTATTTTTTTATCCCCATCAACTTACTCATTTTTGGACGACGAGCCTGTTCAAATCGTTTAATGTCATCCTCCATGATTCCATGAAGTCTTTCTTCAGCCATATCACCTTCAACATCTGTTTTATATGTTGGGTATTCAATACGAGACAAGTTTTTGTTAAACAGTTGCTGACCTTTAGGTGTACGAGTATCTAGCACTTGACCATTCACATATGTTGGTGCTAGTCCCACACGTGCGTAAGGATATTTTTCATTTGATGTATCTCCATCTGGCGTATCAAATCGTTGACCTCTAAATGTAGTAATCGATCCATCGTCGTTAGTCAAGTATTTTCCAGACTTCAGCATTGATCGATGGTAATTAATTAGGTTTTGCTCACGCTTTGTTAGTGGTCTATCTTTAGGCATTGCTTGATAACTCCTGCCTTAGTATAACAAAAAAAGACCAGTGTTATTGACTGGTCTTTTTATTTGCAGAGTTTGTATGACGGGACAGGAGGAGTTTTCTGTCTTTCTATACACAGCTCACCTTTCGGTGGCAGCAATACTATATCACTTCTTAATGCCGAGTAATCGTCCGTAATTAGTTTCTTTATTCCATTTAGCAACAGCATTGTTCTCATCTCTAGGTGACATACCAGCTCCTTTTTGAGATGCAATAATTGCCCCTAATGTACCAAGGCCCTTAACTGGCCCACTTGCTAATGCACCACTAGTAGCACCAGTAGCAGCGGCTGATGCAGCATTAACTACTGGCTCTACAATGCTATTACGTGTAGCACGACCTTGCACAGTTTTTAGAGATGTAGCACGGCTTAGTTTTGGCTTCCTACCCTCGTTCTTAGCAATCTCAGTTTCTAGTGCACGATCAGCATCATAGAACTGTTTCCGACTAGCAGATGTGTCTTCCCAGTTCTTTTGTGCTAACTTTTTTGGGTCATGTAAATGTTCGTACTTTTTCATCTCTGCGTCATGTTGCGCACGTCGCGCTTTCATGTCCGCATCAAGTTTGTCCAGCTCACGTAACATGTTTTCGCGCTGCCAGCGATCACTTACCTTTGGGTCAACACCAGTACGTGGTTTTGACTGATTGCCAAACTTATTAATGTTGACCATGCCCTGTGCACTTGATCCAGCACTTGCTGTCTTAGCTGCGTTGTCTGTACTAAGTAGTACTTTTTTTGCGTTCTTTACTGTTTGTGGCATGGCATTACTTCTTGATGTTCATACCGCGACGATATCTATCGTCTTTCTTGACACTATTGCTCTGCGTACCACCTAAAGCTGTTTTGCCAAATTCAGCTGTCCTGCCGTCGTAATCTCTCTCGTTACTGAGCATCTTTCGGCGCTGTTCTTCTTTCTGTTTCTTCTTGTACTCGCCAATAACTTTTGCATTAGCAAGTTCTTCTCGCTCCCAAAAGTCATTAACACCGTCACCCATTAGGTACCAACTAGCTAGGTCCATAGGATCATCATAGTTACGTGGGCGAATTGGATAACCACCACGACCAGAAATTGTCTTATCGTTCTTTGTGCCTTCAATAATGTTTATATTACGAGGACTATCTGGGTCTTTAGGGTTGATCGGTTGGCCGTGTTTAAGTCGTGGGTCTTGTGGCATGTCAGTTACCTCTGCAAGAGTGTACACGG